TAAGTATAGGAGGAAAAATGCCAGGTAAGAAGTATTCGTACAAAAAGGGTATGAAAAGAAACAAACCTAGAAGAAGGAAGTAATGCCTTTTAAGAAAGTTGGACCAAATAAATATAAATCCCCTAGAGGAAAAATATATACTACTGCTCAGATAAGAGCGTACTATGCAAAGAAGAAAAAATAATGCCAAGACCAAGATGTGGATTAAATGATGTAACAGGAGAGACCTGTAGGAAACAAAGAAGAACGAACTCTCCATACTGTTCTCAGAAATGTAAGAACAGAGTTCACTATGTTAAAAACAAATTAAAGAATCAAGAGTTAAAACCAAAGAGACCTCAAGACTCTACTGCTAGAGGTAAATACTATGATGACTTTGTTAAAGAGTTTGGTGAATCGTTAGTAGATAAAATATATACTCATCAACAAGTTGCTGACAAGATGGGGGTTTCAAGAAGTCTTGTTACAAAGATGTACATAGCGTACCTAGAAGATAAAGAAAATTTTGAAGCTAAGAAAACTTGGAAGACACCAGTAGCTGCAAAGAAGTCATTAAAAGACTTTAAAGATTTTAGAGACAGGTATTTTGAAACAGAGACTGGAGATAAATACGAAACAGCAGAGTTCCACGAAAACTGGATTAATCAGATTGTTAAAACAATAGAAGAAGGTGGGCAACAAATGATTCTCTCACCGCCACGACACGGCAAGACTGACTTACTAACTCACTTCGCTGTTTGGCAGATTTGTAAAAATCCTAATGTAAGGATTATGTGGGTAGGTGGTAATGAAGACATAGCTAAAAATGCAGTAGGTGCTGTATTAGATACCTTAGAAAATAACGAACAACTTAATGATGACTTTTGTGGTCCAGGAGAAAAGTTCCAACCAAAAGTTAGAAGTGGTAAGTCTTGGTCATCAGGTCAGTTTACTGTAGGAACAAGAACTGTAACTGGTATTAAATCACCAACAATGGTTGCTGTA